GCCGTAGTTGAAGCTGCCGTAGTTCTTCTGCTGGGCATACAGGTCTGCGATGTCCTTCTCGTAGTTGTTGGTGTAGGTGGGTGCAGTGCCAGCGTCGAAGCTGGAGGGGGAAAGCGGGTCGAGGTAGAAGCTGCCGCCGTCACTGCCGCCGGTGTAGTTACCATAGCTGCTGCGCACGCCTTCTGCACCCAGATGCGCCAGCGCGCGTGCTTCGTCCGTGGTGGCGTTTGCGTAGTCCTGCTTGTACTGCAGCAGGCTCATGCCCGCGTCCGGGTTTCTCCTTGCCAGCTCCAAGTCTGCCGTGGAGAACTGGTTGAACATCCCGGAGTTTTTCAACTCCGCCTCGAACTGCTCGTATGTGTAGTTCGCCATGTCGTCTCTCCTTTCTTACACCTCGCTGCCGGAGTAATTTTCCCTGACGAGGGAATACAGCCTCCAGCCGCCGGTGCCCTTGATTTTGATGCGGAAGTGGTCGCTGCGCCGGGGGATGATGGGCAGGTAGAAGCTGCGCTTCGCCGTTGCCGTCAAAGTGGATACATCCCGCCACACGCCGTCGGTATCGAACTGCATGCTGATTGTCACGGATGCGCCCGCATCCAGCTCCATGCGCACCTGAATCTTCGCCGTGCCCTTCCGGTTGGGGTTGCCCTCCACGAAGTCTCCGAACTCGGCGATGCTCTCCACCGTCGCCTCCTGCGTCGCTCCGGCAGGCACCTCTCTGGCGTTACCGTTCAGCCACAGCTTGCCGGTGCCGTCGAGGAAATACAGCTCACTGTTCCAGCCGAAGCCTACGATTTCCCGCTCATCCTCCTTGTGCCAGAGGTTTGTCCGGGTGTCGTACACGAACATGGTGTGCTTCCCGCTCATATCCTCCATGGAGACGTAGTATTTCGTGCCGTCGCTGCCCGCCACCGCGTTGCGGTATCTGTCGGTGCCGAAGGGCGCTGCCACGCTCTGAGGGATGCCGCCGGAATAGGCCACGATGCCAGTGCGTGCCAGATAGAACAGCACCTCGCCTGCGATGGCGAGGCTCCCATGGCTGCCTGTCTCCACGCCCAGAGAGGCGCTGCCCATCACCTGAAAATTGCTCGGCTTGTCGCCGTACACCTTGTAGATGTTCTCTTCCTTGAAGAAGCAGGGGTAGCCGAGGAAGCTGCAGCAACCGGTGAAGTCTCCCGCGCTGCCCACATCCACCGCGAAGCTATCGGTGGCAAGCCCGTCGTACACGTTCCAGTTGAAGATGTCGCCCAGCTTGCTGCAATAGATGGTGTCACCCTTGCAGCCCCACAGCCGGTTTTCGTTTTCGCAGATATAGTCTAAATCAGGAACCGTGCGTGCAAGTGTCAACTTTTCATTGTCTGCGATGGCGAAGCAGTTCTCGTAGAATCGCAGATTATTGCCTTCGATTTCCCGGATTACCGCCGTTTTGTTGTTCTCCGCCTTGGCGCTTCCGGAGATGGTCACGGCATCGCCCACGTTGAAGTAGCTCGTCCATGTTACGCCGGATGCGTAGATGGTGTTTCCCGCCGCCTGCTCGCCTGCATAGGTGCCGTCCCTGAAGCTGGCCGTCCCGCTCCACGACTTCTCCATGCTGCCGAACACGCCGGTGTCCCGGTTGTAGTAGGCCTTATCCGGCAAAATGACGATGTGCGCACCGATGGCAGCGAACTGCTTCCGCCCGCTGGTCACGGTGCCGCGCTTCGTGCCGTCGGCATAGAAGCCGGTGCCGTCCACCCAGTACAGGCCGTCTTTTGCAAAGAAGCCGTTGGGTGCAGTCAGTGTGCGCAGCAGGTATCTGGGCTTGCGGGGACTTAGCAGGGGATAGAGGTCGCTGGACATGTTCTGCATGTCCCACAGCTCGCCGTCCTGCGCGGCCAGCGTGTGGTTGTAGCCGCCGAACTCCGTCTGCTTGTATTTCCGGATGCCGTCGGCGTATGCCATAGAAGGCAGGCCGATGCTCATTCCTTGCCGCCCCCTTCCTCCTCGAATACGATGAAGCCCTCCAGTGCCTCCAGATGCACCGGCTTGATGCTGCCGGGCAGCGGCACCACCGCAGGTGTGAACTGCTCGCTGACCTCCAGCATGCCCAGCGCACGGCGGCGGCGCTCGTACTCCTGCGCACCGTCCGCGTCCTTGAAGGTGAATTTCCCGTTGTTGATGATGACCTTTCCAGCGCTGTCCCGCTCGCCGTACTCCTCCACCAGCTTCAACTCCTCGCCGGTGTAGAAGTCAACATGAGGCTGCAGCTTCCGTTTCAGCGTCACCAGCGCATAGGCCGTCTTGTAGTCCCACTCCCGCTCCGCCAGCGCCACAGTCGCCGCGTATGCGTTCACGCATTGGATAAGATACATAGCTTTCTCCTTTCTTACTCCGTGGTGCCGCTGCTCAGCAGGTCGCTCAGTGCGGTGCCGTTGATGTAGACATCGCCGTTGAGGTAGATGCTATCTGCCGACATGCGGATATAGTCGTTGCCGTTGATGATAGTGTGCGTGGCAGATTCCATGATGATGATTTCGTCGGACGTGATGCTCATGCCGTTGGCGCTGAATATCTTCATGCAGAACGGCACACCCAGAATGGTGTCCGTGTAGATGAACATTCTGTACTTGCGCTCGTAGGCCGTACCAGCGCCTTGGTCGTCCACGCGGATGCCGCCCGCCACATAATTCGAGTTGATATAGCACATTCTCAGCTCGCCGCCGATGGTGCCGTCCGCCTTCAGCACGCAGTCAATGGTGCTGGATTCGATGTTGCAGCTGGTGATGTCGATGGCAGTGATAGTGCCGGTGGTGATGTTGTCGCCGTTGATGGTCGTCCAGCCGCTGGTTGCCAAATCGGTGTACGTCACCATTCCGGAGAAGGTGATGCGCTGGCTGCTGATTTCCACACCGTTTGCCAGCAGCCTGATGGTGGAGCCGCTGCTGCCATTTGACACGCTCAGCGTCATGCCGTTTACAGTCTGGGTCAGGGTGGAGATATTGCCCTCCGCATCCGAGATGCGGCTGGTGAGGCTCGTGGCTGTCTGCTGCAGCGTCGAGATGTTGCCCTCCGCCGAGCTGATGCGCGATGTCAGGCTGTTGGATGTCTGGGTCAGGGTGGAGATATTGCCCTCCGCATCCGAGATGCGGCTGGTGAGGCTCGTGGCTGTTACCTGCAGTTCTGCGATGTCCCCCTCGGCGCTCTCCAGTTGGATGTACACCGGCTCCGTGATGATGTTTGCGATGTTCTGGAACTCCGTCTCGTTGAAGTTATCCTCGCCGAGATTGTTCAGCGTATAGCGCAGCTGTTCCAGCAGCATATACAGGTAGTTCGTCAGCAACGTGATTTTCTCGCCCGGACTTTGCTCGTCCGTCAGCTGCGGAAACGAGGTGTCCGCAGTCAGGATGTTGCTGGGCATCGTTGTCCCTCCTCTCTTTGTCGAGATACGGCAGATGGCCGGTGTCTCCACCGGCCTCTGCATGCTTCGTTATTCAGCCACTGCAGGCTCCATGCCCGCCGCGATGAGCTTGCGGTCAAACGCGCCGCCGCGATACTCCAGAATGATGGTGCGCACCATGTCGTGAGACAGGTCGATAACGTCATCGTTTCCGGTAGGGTCGCTGCCGTCGCCGCCGAGGATACCTGCATCCATCAGCTTCTCGATGGTGGCGCGGGGGTTGCCCGCCTTGTCCCAGTGGTTGGGGATGTCGCTCAGCTTCTTGTAACGTACCATGTCGTCGTCCTCCTCTTTCATCCTCTCCGCCACATCGCGGCGGAAGGTGTCCATGTTGTAGTTCATGCCCAGCTGCGCCCACAGGTGGTCAGGGTCTCCGTGGTTTGATGCGATGCCCAGCGCGTGCCCTTCTTTGTGGCTGATAATATCCATCAGCGGGTCAAGGCCGTGGAATTTACACAGTTGTGCGAACAGTTCCACCGCGTTCTCCGTGGTCTTCTTCACGAAGGCGATGGCCGCTTCTCTGTCACTGCAGACGAAGCTCGCGCCGCTGGTGTACTTGATGCAGGACGGCTCGCACATCTCCACGCCGATGTGCGTGTTGTTGGATGCTCCGCCGCCGTGCCAGCCGCGATGCGCTTTTCCGGCCTTCTCCATGCAAGGCAGCGTGATGACGGTCTCTCTCTCTCCGATGAAGCCGTGAACGCAGGCGCTGCCATAGCTCTCCTTGTTCCAGTTCCTCACGAACACGCGAGGGTTGGGCTGCGGGCAGCCGATGGAGTGGAGCATCAGTCCCTTCACCGTAATGGTGCGCCCTGCTTTGTAGCAGGGATTGCGGGTCAGATATTCCGTTACGATGCCCATATCACTCGCCCTCCACAGCTTCCACGGCATCCTGCACCTTGCCGACGGCATCGCCCACGGCAGCTGCGTCCACCTTGCCCTCGGTCACGATGTACGCGATGACGCTGGCGACGGATACCACGGCACCGCTCACGGTGCTCACGGTGTTTTCGTCCAGTCCGAATACCATGGACAGTCCCATCACCAAACCAGCGACGGCTGCCCAGAGTTTGCGGCTGCTCAGTTTCTGCTTCAAAGTGCTCATAGTGTTCTCCTTTCACAAATCGCGGACGACTTCCTCTGTCGTCTCTTCCTTCTTGCCGACGGCACCAAAGCCGTCTCGCTTCTCAAACAGGCTCTTCAGACAGTAGGCCAGCACCACGGCAACGATTTCCGATACTGCGATTTTGGATAGGCTTTCCGCAATCTCAGTTCTGCCGAGGTAGGCCAGCAGGTAGCTGCACCATACCCAGCCCACGCCGTTTATCAGGCAAAACCACACCACGCGCTTGGTGGTGGTCGCCTTTATGCCGGACTTCTCTTTGGTCTGCAGTCTCTTGCCCTCCATGTCTGCCTCCTCACTCCAGCATGGCGTGAATGCCCTGCGCGGCCAGAAAACGCTTCAACTCATGCTTTACCTTTGCGGCGTATTCCAGCGCCGCCTTGGTGTCGCCGTTGGTGTGCCCTCGCTGCAGGGCGCGGGCAGATGCTTCTCCCAGTGCGATGGCTGCCCAGCTGCACTGCACAAGGTTGACCATCAGTTCCTCTCGTGCGCGCTCATGCTCGGTATGCAACTGCCGCTCCTTGGCCGCCAGCTCCTCCGCCTTCTTGCGCTCTTCCTTGGTCTGCCTGCGCTCGCTCGCAGCCAGCGCCTCGATGATAGCCACGATGACGACGGCAGCGGCAGGAATGATATACTGTGCCATTACTCCGTCGCCTCCTCGTAGGCCTCGCCGGTAATCAGCTCGTACTCTTCCGCCGTGATGCCCTTGCCGGGCTTGGTGTTGTTCAGCTCCACCCAGCCGCGCAAGGTCTCCTTGGTGATGTAGCCCAGCTTCCACTTGGTCGCCAGCGTCTCGTATTTCGCGCTCATGTCGTGTTCCTCCTTTTACAGCATGGCGATGGCAAGCTCGATGTCGCTCAAAGCCTGCTGCACGCCCTGAATGGCGGGGGAGAGCATCATGGCGTACTCCTCGCGGGTGTACTCCCTCTGCTCATATACCCACTCCGTGATAGGGATGGTCTCGCCGCCCATCTCTTCCTCCCGTGTCTCCTGCCGGATGTTCCTGCGCTCGTACACGGTGGTTTCGCTGCTGGTGGTGTCGATGGTGGCAGGCTCCTCGGTACGACTGTCGCGTACCGTCTTGAACTCAGTCATGCTGCACTCATTCCTTTCTGTTGTCGTTTCGCAAGCGTCGAAAGCCGCCGCTTGCAGTAGTGGATGGATACCTTCGGCTTGATGTACTTCAGGTAGTAGCCGTAGGCGTTGGCGTGTCTGAACGCTCCCGCCCGGCTCACCATGCTGGCAGCATCATGCCGGGTATATCGCTTTTTCTTGTGGATGTGGTTTGCCTTTGCTCGTGTTCGCTTCAGAATGGATTTGCGCACCGTCACGCGGTCTCGGTGTATCACGAAGCCCAGTGCGTTGACCGCCCGGCCTTTGGCTCTGCGCTTCCAGCGCAGCTCCTCCTCCGGTGTCATGCCCTCCGGCTTCTTTTTCTTCTCAAACCGGTATACCTGCCAGTCGTCCTTCAGCTGCAGATGCAGTCGCCGCGTCAAGAACTTCGCAATTTCCCGCACCATGCGGTGCAGCTCCTTCTTGTTGCTGTGGAAGATGAACAGATTGTCCATATAGCGCAGGTAGTGGTCTGGCTTCAGCACTTGGACGACGAAATTATCGAACTCCTCCATGTAGAAGTTCGCCAGCCATGGCGACGGGTAGAATCCCTTCGGCAGTCCCGGTGCCGATGTGTCGATGACATCGAACAGTACGCGCTTGAATTGTGCATCCCGTATCCGCCTGTTTAGCTTGTCCTTCAGCAGCTCCGTGTCGATGTTGTCGTAGAACTGCCGGACATCGCCCTCGAATACATAGAATCTCTTCTCTCCGTACCCGTCTCTCCATCTCGTCATCGTCTTTACCGCGCCATGGGTGCCGCGTCCCGGCAGCGAGCCATAGGCGTATCGGTACAGACGAGGCTCTATGATGGGTCTGAGCTGACGCACCAGCATGTGGTGCACGATTTGTTCGTCGTCGAAGCGAGGCTTCACGATTTCCCGTTCCTTCTTGTGGCTGCCTTCCTGCAGCTTCTGCTTCTGGTGATGCGGCGGGTGCCACTCTCCGCTCTCGATTCTGCGGCAGACGCGCTCCGCCACCTCTTCCTTGTGCTCCAGAATTGCAGCCACGGATGGCCGGGTCTTTTTATATCTGGCTGCCTCTTCGATGGCGGCCACAGCTTCCGGGCGTTCCAGCATCCGTTCATATAGCCCGTTATAGCTTTTCAAGAGGTCGTCCCCTTTCTTATCCCCTTCACGACGGTGGGTGCCTTCGCACTTACTGGCCGTGCCTCTTGGCAGGTTAATTTTCAGACTGTGCTGCGGAAATATGCTCACATTGTTGGGATAGCGACTATCCCGT